TGTATTAAACCAAAATTTAACGTTTAGCACTTGTTCAAGTTGTTTACGTGATTTAGTAAGTAAGTTAAGAATAATTCACGCAGAATACACACCAGAACAAAATGCAGAAGGTTAAAATAAACAGCATAAAGACGAACCCAAAAAACCCACGTTTAATAAAAGACGACAAGTTTAAAAAGTTAGTCAAATCAATACAAGAGTTTCCGCAAATGTTGGAGCTTCGACCGATAGTAGTTGACGAAAACAATATAGTTTTAGGCGGTAATATGCGATTAAAAGCGTGTTTAGAAGTTGGATTAAAAGAAGTGTATATTGTAAAAGCCGAAGACTTAACCGAGCAACAAAAAGACGAATTTATAGTTAAAGATAACGTAGGTTTTGGCGAGTGGGATTGGGATATTTTAGCAAACGAGTGGGATACGGATAAATTACAGGATTGGGGGTTAAACATTCCTATTTTTGCGGATACTGATATTGACTTTGATAATATAAATTCAAACGAAGACAGGAACGCTGACAAACAAAATAAAGTAGTGACGTGTCCAAAATGTTTACATAAATTTAACGTATAATGGCGATACCTTATATGGGCTCTAAACGAAAGTCTGCACAAAAGATATACCAAACTATTGTAAATTTTAATCCTAAAGCAAAAACTATTGTAGATTTATTCTGCGGTGGTTTTGCTATTGGAGAATTATTTTATAAAAATGGATTTAATGTTATTGCAAATGATAAAAATAAATATGTAGTTGCTTTATTAGACCAAACAATTAATAAAGGTTTAGACGAGCCAAAATGTTTAGAATTTATCACTCGGGAAATGTTTTTTGATATTACAAATAACAGCAGTAATTATGAAGATTGGTATGTAGGTTATGTTATGTGTGTTTGGAGTTTTGGTAATAATCAAAAAGACTATATATTTGGCAAAGAAACAGAGCCATTTAAAAGAGCAGGTCACGAATTAGTAATAAACAAAGACCCAAAACTTTTAAAACAATTACTGCCAAACATTCCACAAAAATATATTGATGGTATAATAAAACAAACAGATTGGCACAAAAGAAGAATAGCACTTGGCAAGGTTTCAAAAGCGTTAAAAAACAGAATTTTAGAACTGCAACAACTGCAACAACTGGAACAACTGGAACGACTGCAACAACTGGAACGACTGCAACAACTGGAACGACTGCAACGACTGGAACAACTGGAACGACTGCAACAACTGGAACGACTGGAACGACTGGAACGACTGGAATTTCACAGTAAAAGCTATAATGAAGTAAAAATACAAAAAGACGAATTAATATATTGCGACCCCCCTTATCAAGGAACAGTTGAATACAAAGAAGGAGCTTTTAATCATTTAGAGTTTTGGAATTGGGCAAGACAAACAGCAAAGACAAATAAAATTTATATCAGTGAGTATAACGCTCCAGACGACTTTGAAGTATTATTATCATTTAGTCAAAAGTCAACTTTACAGGGTGGCAGTCAAAAGCATAACAATCAACCAGACGAAAAATTATTTGTACCAATAGGACAAGAAAAACAACGAGTAAACAACAGCATAAAAACAGCATAATATGAGTGCGGAAGACATAAAAAAACACGAATACAATAAAGGCGAAAGCGGTAACCCTGCAGGAAGACCAAAAGGAAGTAGAAACCGAAGCACAATAGCACGTCTTTGGTTAGAAACAACACAAAAGGCAAAGAACCCAATTACAGGCGTAGAGGAAACTTTAAGCCAAGAGGATTTAGGAACGCTTGCAATGGTAAAGAAAATGCGTGACGGTGACGTAAACGCTTACAAGGCGTTAATGGATAGTGGCTACGGCGCACCTGTTCAGCAAATCGAACAAACAAACATTGAACAACCACTTTTTCCTGATGTTAATACGGACGACTGCAATTAGTAAAATTGCAAAGTTAGACAAGCGAATAAAAATAATTCAAGGCGGTACTTCAGCGGGAAAAACTTTTGGAGTTTTACCTTTGCTTATTGATATAGCAACAAAGCACGGCAACACGGAAATAAGCATAGTAGCAGAAAGCATACCGCACTTACGCAGGGGCGCGTTAAAAGACTTTGTTAAAATAATGAAGTGGAGTAACCGTTTTTTTGAAGGTAGATTTAACAAAAGTTTATTACGTTACGATTTTAGCAACGGTTCTTATATAGAATTTTTTAGCGCAGACGATAGCTCAAAATTAAGGGGAGCACGTAGAGACATCCTCTACATAAACGAATGTAACAACGTAACCTTTGAAAGTTACAATGAACTTGCAATACGTACAAAAAGACGAATATACCTTGACTTCAACCCAGCGAATGAATTTTGGGTACATACCGAACTAAAAGACGAACCTGATACCGATTTCTTAATTTTAACGTACAAGGACAACGAAGCACTCGATGAACGAATAGTTAAGGAAATAGAAAAGAACCGCTTAAAAGCAACGACAAGCAGTTATTGGGCAAATTGGTGGCGTGTATATGGCGAAGGACTTGTTGGGATGTTGGAAGGAGTTATATTTTCTAACTACAAAATTATTAACACGATACCGCCTGAAGCAAAGTTACTCGGTTATGGATTAGACTTTGGATATACAAACGATCCGACAAGCATAATAGAAGTTTACAATTACAACGGGCAAAGAATACTCAATGAAATATGTTACCAAACAGGGTTGTTGAATAACGACATAGCAAACAAACTACAAAAACACGTAATAGCTTACGCAGATAGTTCTGAACCTAAAAGCATAGAAGAAATACGCAGAACAGGACAACAAATAAAAGGCGTTACAAAGGGGCAGGATAGCATAAACTTTGGAATACAAATTATGCAAACACAAAACTACTTGGTAACCGAGCAAAGCACAAACTTAATTAAAGAGTTAAGAAGTTATTGTTGGGATGCTGATAAGACTGGCAAACAATTAAACAAACCGCAAGGGAAAAACGACCACGCAATAGACGCTGTACGTTACCACGAAATGGAAACGTTAGGACTTAATAAAACACACGGACAATATTTTATAAGATGAACCCACTACAAGAAATGATGCAGACCGTACAGATGTACATATACGAAATGAAAGGCGTAAAAGTAAGAATATACTTACGTGACATCCGAGATATTAATATGCTGAAGCAAGCTTACGACCACGTAATAAAAACCCGAAACAACAAAAACACGAATAATTAATTATACATATATGAAGTTAGAAATAAACGTACCTACAAGTTTAAGCGAAATACCTTTAAAAAGTTACCAGCAGTTTGTAAAACTACAAGCCGAAAGCAACGACGAAGAATTTATAGCACAAAAGATGATACAAATATTCTGCGGTATAGAATTAAAGGATATTGTAAAGATGAAGCTTACAAGTTTAAACGAATTAATTACACACTTCACAAAGTTGTTTAGCGAAAAACCTAAATTTCAACCAACGTTTAAAATAGGCACACAAGAGTTTGGATTTATTACTGAGTTAGAAAACATAACTTTTGGCGAATACGTAGACTTGGAAAACAATTTGTTAAGTTGGGAAAACTACCACAAAGCAATGGCAGTTATGTACCGACCAATTAAAGTAAAGTTTAAAAACCAATATGAAATAGTTGACTACAACCCACTTCCTGAAATGGATGAGTTAATGAAGTTTGCACCGGTAGACGTAGCAATTTCTGCAAGTATTTTTTTTTGGAATTTAGGAAGCGAATTATTACAAGCTACTCTACTTTATTTGGAGACGCAAATAATGAAGGACAAGAACCTGAAAACGAGTATAGCGAACAAGCTCAATTTGGAAAACAGTGGGGATGGTATGCAAGCTTATATGCGCTCGCTGGAGGAGACTTTACAAAGTTCGACGCAGTTACCGAATTTAGACTTACTTCGTGTCTCAACTATCTTACCTTCGAGAAACAAAAAAACGAAATTGAACAAAGGCAACTTAACAAACTTAAAAAATGACAGGTTACTATAATTTATTAGACAAGTTACAAACACACTTTAACGCAGATCCGATTGTAAACACGGTAACGCAAGGCGACATATTTAAAGTAGATTTAAGCAAACAAACAATATTTCCTTTAGTTCATATTATGGTTAACAACTGCACGTTAGACGAACGCACAACAACTTGGAACGTTAGTTTAATTGCAATGGACATAGTTGATATTTCAAAAGACGTAGTTACTGACATATTTTTAGGCAACGACAACGAAATTGACGTACTGAATACGCAACACGCAGTATTAAACAGGGCATACGAAATAATAAAACACGGAAGTTTAGCTTATGATTTATTTATGGTTGAAGGAACGGCAAATTTAGAACCATTTACAGAACGTTTTGAAAACTATATGGCAGGTTGGACAATGACATTTGATATAGTAACACCAAACGAAATGACAATTTGTTAAAATGAAACAAAACGAAGTACAAAAAGAATTAGATAGGTTTTCAAAGTCGGTAATTAAAGAAGCACGAAAAAATTTAACTACCTTAAAAAAGAACCACACAAAAGGACTTTGGCAAAGCTTAAAAGGAAACGGTAAGGCGATGCCTAATTCGTTCAGTATGGACTTTGAAATGAATTTATACGGACAATTTCAAGACAAAGGAGTTAAAGGAGTTGGCGGAGTTCGTGAAACAACAAGCAAGTTTAAAAGCACGAATAACAAAGGTAAAATGTGGAAACAAAATGCGCCACAAAGTGATTTTAAATTTAAGATAGGTAAAAAACCAAGCGTTAAACATTTTATGCAATGGAGCGCAAGTAAAGGACTCAATCCGTATGCAGTTCGTGAAAGCGTATATCATCAAGGAATAAAACCTTCTTTGTTTTTTACCAAGCCTTTTGAACAGGCATTTAAAAGATTGCCAGATGAACTTATAGAAAAGTTTGGACTTGATGTAGTAAATTTATTTAAGGAAACACAATTTAAAAACGAAAAGAAATAATGGCGAATATATTTACACGGTCACCGTATATAATTAGAATTGCAGAAAGTGGGCAAAGCGGTTCAAAAGTAGAATTGTTTATAAGCAACACAACTACTTTTACAGCGTTGCCACAATACACGTTAAGTAAATTAATACCAGCACCGACAAATTTAGAAACACTTTACGACATTAGTTCGTACATACAAGAATTTATAACACATAATGCTTGTTCAACAAGTGGAGATGTTCAAGCAGTTACACCGACAGCGCAATATGCAAACGTAAGAGTAAAAAGATACAAATTAGTAGGTTCTACTTATACACCTTTAAACACAATAGATTACAAAGCATACAACGGTTACGGGTATTATGAAGATGGTATAAACCCTGATTTTGGCGATTACGGTTTAAATAGCTTTCCTGACTATTATTATTTACCTACGGCATACGCTGGAAAAATACGAATAAACGTAGGAGCAAATTTTACAGTTAGATATACAAATTTAGTTACAACCACACAAACAAGTTTAACACTTGGAGCAACAGCAAACGTCTTTGATATTCCACGTGTAAGGACTGCAAACGTAAACGCTGGAAATATAGTTGAAGTATTAAACTCAAGTTCAACAGTTGTAGCAAGTTTTGTTTTTTTTCCTATTGAAGAATGTAAATATACACCTGTAATAATTGACTTTGTTAATAGGTATGGAGCGTGGCAACGTGAGTTCTTTTTTAAGGCAAGCACGAATAATTTTAGCGTTGAAAACACGGAATACAATTTACTACAAACAATATCAAACGTTCCAGCTTACAACGTTTTAGAAGGACAAAGAAAAGCATTTAACACTAACGGCAAACAAAGCATAAAAGTAAACACAGGGTGGGTAGATGAAACTTGGAGTAATACGTTAAAAGAAATTATGTTAAGTGAACGAATACTAATTAACGACAAACCCGCAAAAATTAATACTAAAAGCACGGAGTTATTTAAGCACATAAACACGAAGCAAATAAATTATGGCTTAGACTTTGAGTTTACATACGATGTTATTAATTCAGTAATTTAATGAAGAGACAAGTAGGCATATTTATTGAAACAAACCCGTTACAATTAGACAACGAGTTTACAAAGTTGGAATTATTTAACGACGAAAAAATTAGCGTTACTTCAACAATTCAAAACATATCGGATATAAGTAAAATATTTACGGACTTTTCACAAGGTTTTACAATTCCTTGTTCACCTACAAACAACGCTATATTTCAACACTTTTACCAAAACGATGTTGATGCTTCAATAAGTTACCAATTTAGGTTTAACGCTTTTATAGAAATAGACACGATTTTATTTAGACGTGGTAAAATTCAATTTGAAAAAGCGAATATAAAAAACGGAAAAGCCGATAGTTATTCAGTAACTTTTTACGGTGCTGGAGTAAGTTTAAAAGACCACTTCTTAGAAGACAAATTAAGCCAATTAAATTACTCAACTTTAGACCACAACTATACAAACACGGAAGTTTATAATAGAGTAACAATAGACAGCTCAGTAACAGATTATGACGTTCGTTACCCGTTAATAACTTCAAATAGAGTTTGGCAGTTTGGATCAAGCGATCCACTTCCTACAGCAAATTTACCTAATTGGTATGATTACCCTGCAAGTAATGTTAACAACATAGGCGATAATGCAGGTAGAATATTTTACAACGAGTTATTTCCTGCGGTACGTGTTGCAAGTATTTTTGACATAATACAAGCAGAATACGGAATAACTTTTAACGGCATATTTTTACAGACTGATTTTTTTCGCAAAGCGTTTTTACTATACAAGAATAAAGAAAGTTACCATTACACAAATAACCCTATTGACTTAAATTTTAATACAAGTAGCAACACGCTTGCAAGTGCTTTTAATTTAGGGCAAAATAGTTTTAAACCTATTCAAAAACTAAATTATTCAAATTCTCATTTTTTACAATATACAGTAGTAAGTTTAACAGGAGCGCCTGTAGATTATTTTATCGACGTTTATAAAAACGGAATATTTTTTATAGGGCATTCAGGAACAACCACAGGAACAGCTCCACAATTTGAATTTCAATTAAGTTCAAACGATATTATTACTTTTAAAATACGAAGTTATTTAAGCACAACAGTTGGCATAAATATTGTTTATAAAAGAATAAGCGCAACTACGAACTTAATTGGAAGTATAACAGATTATAATATTGAATATGGACAATGTTCAGCAACCGCAGTTACAACTTCTTTTACAGATTTAGCAGGTTTAGCTCCAGACCTAAAAATTAGCGACTTTATAACAGGAATATGCAAAGAATTTAATTTAACAGTCTATTCAAACACGAAGAACGTATTTACTTTTGACCCAATACCTTATTGGTATAGCAAAGGAGCAATAACTGACATAACAAAATACACCGACATAACAAGTATTGAAATAGAGAGAATGAAGTTGTACAAGTCTATCGAGTTTAAGTATCAAGACAGCGAATGTATGTTAAATAAATTCTTTTTAGAAAACCCTACAAACCCGGACGGACACGGTTACGGAAATATAAAAGTAGGTTATGATTATGACGGTGGCGAATACAAAATAGAAAGTCCTTTTGAAAACTTATTACACAATAATTTTGGCAACCAATTACAAGTAGGTTATTGCCTAAACAAAGAACTTGCGCCTTATATTCCGCAACCTGTTTTGTTGTATATGAATAACCTTGCAACTTTAACAGGTGGTGACAGAATACATTGGGACGGACAAACAGCAACAGACGTTTACGTTCCATTTGGACAAGACACAGAAATTATAACAACGGAAGGACTTGTACCAGTTAGTTTAAATTTTAGTGCAGACATATCAAGTTTTTACAACGTAGCTAACCAAAACAGTATATTTGCTTTATATTACCAAGACTATTTAAGTAATTTATACAACCAAAAAAACAGATTAGTAAAAGTTCAGACTATACTTCCTGTTTCTATTTTGACAAGTTTACAATTAAACGACCGTCTTATAATTAGAGACAAACGTTATATGATAAACGAGATGCAAAGCGACTTGACTACAGGCGATGTAAGTTTTACTTTAATTAGTGACTTTGCGCCTGTAGTTCCGATTAAGTTTGAAGACACGCCAACAGGATCAGGAAACACTTTACGTTTTGCAATTTTGTTTACAAACGGAGCAAATGTTGTTGATATTACAAAAAGCGCAAATGCAAGTAACGTTACTTTGTCAAACGCTAAATTTACAAGCGAAGGTTATTTAGACGTAACCGTTCCAACAAACGTAGCACGAACAATTACTTTAACTTTAACAACAAGTTACATCAACAGAAACACGGACACAAATTATATTATAATTAACCAAGTATGATAAACAAAATAATAGAAATGCTATTATTAGATAGCTTTATAGGAGTAAGCGAGAATATAGACATAGCAAAGGGAAAATATAAATTTACTACTTCCATAAAAGAACAATATAGACAAGCTATGCGCAAAATATACACGGATAAAAAACTAAAAAATGGCTGAAAAAAAAGTAATTGAACTTGAAGTAAATTCTAATTTAGGAAACTTAAAACAACAACTTAAACAAGCGCAAGTTGAAGTTCAAACGCTTGCGGAAAAGTTTGGCGCAACTTCAGCACAAGCAGTTGAAGCGGCTAAAAAAGCGGCTATATTAAAAGACAAAATTGGAGACGCAAAAAACTTAACCGACGCATTTAACCCAGACGCAAAATTTAAAGCACTTACAGGAACTTTAACCGGTGTTGCAGGTGGTTTTTCAGTTGTTACAGGTGCGTTAGGAGCGTTCGGAAAACAAAACGAAGACGTAGAAAAAGCGTTATTAAAAGTTCAAAGCGCAATGGCTTTAGCTTCAGGCGCACAAGCAATTGGAGAAAGCATTGATAGTTTTAAACAACTTGGAGCGGTTATAAAAGCAAATTCAGTATTTCAAAAAATAATGACTGCGGCTCAATATGCTTACAATTTAGCAATGTCGTTAAACCCTATTGGAGCAATAATTACAGCAGTAGTAGCTTTAATTGCTGCGGGTTACGCTTTAATAAAGATGTTTCAAGCAAGCGCAAAAGCAAATGATGACGCAGAAAAAGCAACCACGAAAAACACGAAAGCACTTAATGAACAAATAAAAGCAAGTGACAAAGCAAGCGAAGCGTTAAAAACTAAAAACGGACACGAAGTAGCAATGGCAAAAGCTTCAGGCGCAAGTGCAGAAGCAATACGTAAACTAACTTTAAAACACGCAGACGAAGCAATAGCATTAGACAAAGCAAGTTTAGCAACAGCACGAAACACTTACGAAAAAGAAAAGAACACGCTTGCCAATATGATAGCAAACGGAGTTAGTGATGAGCAAATTGAAAAGCAAAAAGAACTTGTAAAAAAGGCAAGAGAAAACGTTACGGATGAGCGCAAAGATTTAGAGAAAAGTTACGAAGATAAAAAAGCAGTTGTACGAAATAACGAAGTAGAAATTGCAACAGAAATTTTTGATAAAAAGCAAAAAATAAAAGAAAATAATAAAACGATAAACGACAAAATAAAAGATGACAATAAAACCGCAGCACAAACTGAAATAGATAGAATTAAACAATTAAACGAAGACATAAAAAACCTAACCGAAGAACAGCGAGTTAGCAAATTAACTGACGAAGAAAAAGAAGTTGATGCAATAAATAAAAAATATGATAAGGTAATTGAAGACGGTAAAAAATCTAAAATTGATGTTACGTTATTAGAAGAAGAAAAGCGTTTGGCTTTAGCAGGAATAACAAAAAAATATGACGACTTAGAAATTACAAAAATTAAAGAATTAGACGTAAAAAAAGCCGAAACAAAAGCATCGGAAAAAATTAAACTTGACGAGCTTACACTAACTGAAGACGAATTAAAACTTGCAAAACTAAAAACAGACTACGAAGCCGAACAATTATTATACAAAGACAACAAAGAAATTTTACTTGCTTTAAAAAAGAAATACGACAAAGATGTTACAGACGCTACTGATGCAACAGCAGAAAAAGAAAAAGCAACAGCACGTACTGTTTTAGAAAAGAAAATTCAAATGACTATGGACGGTTTAAGTATTATAAATGACTTATTCCAAATGAACGCAGGGAAAAGCGAAAAAGACGCACGTAAAGCGTTTAAGGCGCAAAAAGCATTTAACCTTGCTTCAGCTTTAACAAATACTTATTTAGCAGTTACAGCGGCACTTACAAAAGCACCTTTACCAACAGACTTTCCTGGTCAACGTTTTGTTGAAGCAGGTTTAGCAGGTGCATTTGGAGCGGTGCAAGTTGCTAAAATAGCAAAGACACAATTTAATAGCAGTGCAAGCTCAGTAGATACAAGCGCACCAACAGCACCAACGATGAGCGCACCACAATTTAACGTAGTAGGTCAAAGCGGAGTTAATCAGTTAGCGAGTTTAAACCAGCAACCAATACAGGCTTATGTAGTTTCAGGACAAGTAACTTCACAACAGGCACTGGACAGAAACAGACTTGCAAACGCAACGCTCGGTGGCTAAAACAAAACAAATAAATAAAATTTTAATTTAATAGATATGCGAATAGTTGAACTTATAATTGACGAAAAAGACGAAACGAGCGGAATAGAAGCCGTAAGTTTAGTTGAAAGTCCTGCAATAGAAAGTAATTTTTTAGCACTAAAAAAACACGAAGTAGAACTTAAAGAAATAGACGCTGAAAAGCGTATTGTTTTAGGAGCGGCGCTTATCCCGAATAAACAAATTTACCGCAAGAACGAAAAAAAAGAAGAATACTATATTTACTTCTCAGAGAAAACAGTACGCAAAGCAAGTGAATTATTTTTAATGAACGGCAACCAAAACAACGCAACCTTAGAACATAACGAAAAGTTAAAAGGAATGAGTGTTGTTGAAAGTTGGATAGTAGAAGGGGAAAACGACAAGAGCAAAAATTATGGTTTTGACGTACCAAAGGGAACTTGGATGATTTCTATGAAAGTAAACAACGATGAAGTTTGGCAACAGGTTAAAGAAGGTAAAATAAAAGGTTTTAGTATTGAAGGTTATTTTGCCGACAAATACGAAATGAGTTTAGTAAATGAAGACCAAATTTTAATCGACAAAATCAAAGAAATTATTTTAAATGGCGAAGCAAACTAACGTTAAAATTCATCTTAAAAAACCAAAAGTAAAACGTGCAGGAGTTCACGCAAAAACACGAAATAGCAAATTAAAGTCAAGTAAAAATTATACAAAAACTTATACACGACAAGGACGTTAAGTATAAAAAGAACAAAAACACGAAATGCGATTTAATACGTTTTTTATGCGATTTAACAAACTTTAGTTTTATATGAAGGTATAATACGTTTTTTAAGCGAACTGCGTTCTTCAATGCAGTCGTGGGTTACAGAAGCACTAAAAAAATACAAACAATGAGTAAAAAAATAACTAAACAGGTTCAGCAATCGCAAACAAGTCCAAAAGGTGGCAAACAAGGTTGTCTATGTAAAGACGGAAAAAAGTATTCTGCGAAGTGTTGTGACGGAAGTTTACAAGCTCAAGGAATAGGCGCAATTTAATTTGAAAATACAACAAATAAAAAACAATTTAATTATAATAATATAACCTAAAACAGAAATATGAAAACA